GTTATTTCATGGAACAAGGACCAATGAACAACTTGCTAAAGCAAATAAACGAAGCGGCAAATAACTGGCACAAGACAAAAGACCCACGGTACAAGGACCAGTGGTACAAACTAGTAAAGGAGTTTGCAAATGGAATTGATAATATTGAACGATGGCCTGTATCAACTGATTCCGGTAACGAAACAGATGATGGAGGGTATAGAAATAGTAACCAAGGTCGATTGTTTTGATCTTTGTGACATACTCAGATTAAAATTAACTGGGTATGTAGATGAATTAAATCTACACGTTATGAACGATAACAGTGGAAACTTTATCGGTTGTATGTGTAGGTAAACGATGATGAAAAGGACCTCCGTCCAAGTAATGCTACGCGCTAGCCTCTGTACGGCAACCTAAGAAGCGGCAAGTACCGTGGAGGTGTGGAGCCTTTGGCCCCGTGGTAGTACGTGCACGGAATCTGCGGGGTTTGATATGAATAAACAAACCTACCCTAAAGAGGGAAATTAGTAAGGGTAGGTAATGGTGAGAAGATCTAAGCCTCTACCATAATCCTGCCATAATGTCAAATCGTATTCTCTGGAGTACAATAAAATTTTATAAACATATTGTATTGGTTGACATCTGTTGGACCAATCTCTCTCATTTTTATAGTCGACTGTTCATAACCAAACATTAAACAATCGTATTGCGTATCAAATCTTGTTGGC